GCGAGCATAGCGTAGTAAATTCACAGAAAAGAAGCCTAAGCCATTGATTAGACTGGCTCCCCGGGACGGATTCGAACCGCCGACCAACGGATTAACAGCACGTTCCGGGGATGGGGCAGGGTAATCAACCATCATCGATTAGCAGTGAAATCAAGGTACTTACACCGCCGCTGCCTGACGCTGCGTTACGCTGCTTGACGCAGGTCCCGGACAAACACCAGACAAACAATTAAGCTACCCGACGACGGCCAGGAAGGCAGCGTCGATATGAAGAAAAAAAATCTCGTTTGGATTTTCGCATTCTTCGCGATGGCAGCTACCAGCGCCGCTGTTGCCGCAGAATTCGATAAGCCATTCCAATCACATTGGCCAGATGGGACTCCATACTGGGTCGTCCTGTGCACACAGGCCGATGAATGTTATGAGGATGCTTATAAGTGGTGCAACGGCGGATACATACCCCTCGACAAGCAGTTCATCCCCGCCGGTGGATTCCGGTTTGTTTGCAAAAAGCCGCATAAAGAAGCCGCGAAGCCGGAGGCTCCGTAGGCGTGACAGCGTCGGCGGCGCGTGCGTCGATCCAGGCATTTGCCGCCGGTAATCGCTCCGCTGAATTGGCTCAGACGGCACTAGGTTCACTTCCTGGCGCGTCCGGTTCTATGCGCTTTATGTGTTCCGGGGGTCGAATTTTCGTAGCGAAGGGAACCAAGAACCAAAAAAGCATAATCGCCGAACACGTCGTTGCTCGTCTTGGACAGCTTATCGAAGCCCCGGTCGGCGAAGTTGCGCTTGTTGATATCCCCGCTGCATTGCGGGTTGATCCCACCGTTGCCGCCATGGGAGCAGGATTGGCCCATGCCACGCTGTTCATTGAAAATATTACCGATAAGATCGGCATTGCCAACATAGATGTGCCCGAAAACCGCGCCCGCTTTGCCCGACTATGTGGTCTATACTCATTGTGCGGTGCCGGTGACCCACAGCTTTTTTATTCGACCATTTCTCCCCAAGTTGTGTACAGTCTTGACCATGGCCACTTCTTTCCGCAGGGCCCTGGTTGGTCCGCAGCCAGTTTGGCTGCCGCACCACCGGCATTGATAGACCCATATTTCGCGGGGGCGAATCTTTCAAGTGCTGAACTTGCGGACGCACGAAATCGGCTCAGCACGGTTTCTGACCAGGACATTGCAGACATCATTGCTGGGCCACCCCCAGATTGGCCGTTTACCGACCAAGAACGAGCAGCGCTCGGTACATATCTCAGAACACGCCGCGATACACTCCTGACCGTTTTGCCGCAGGCATAGCGAGCGAGGTCCCGAAATGACTAGCTATTTTTCGCAAATTCAATACGTACCCGATCCCATCACGGGGGAACGGATAAACATCGGCATCGTCGTGGTCGATCCCACAGGAAGTAGATTCCAATTCGTTCAAGATTGGAAACGGGCAGCGACTTTTGGCGGTGGCCAAGATATAGGCTTTTTGAAAGAGTTTGCAGATGAGGCCACAACCAACGGTGCCGCTTGGTTAGCCAAAGGTTCGCTGGCTTCAACGGAGACACTTACGAAGTCGTTGGGACGCTGGCAAAACAAAATTCAGTTTTCCAAGCCGCTACCGTCCGTCAAAGGATATGCGGAATTGTTGGAAGATCTAGCACCAAGGTTTCTTCATTTGACCGAGGTTGAGCCAGCCACTCCGCATAGAGGTCGAGGGCGCGAAAAAGCGATTTTGACCGCGACGAAATCGTTAGCGGCGGCGATGCGAGAGCGATATGGTCATGCGCCGCGCGGCATTCTACAGCGCGACTTGGATCTAGCCGGAAAAATAGAATCGCACAAGATAGATGTCGGTCTCAAGAACGGAGAGTTATACGGTGGGGCGTTTGCAGTATCGTTTGAAACCAATTCCCCTCGAAGTCAGGAGCGGGACACGGATGCAATTGCATTTGCACTAGAGGATCTCCGAACGAGGCACGACGACCTTGCTGTTATCGTTTTACCTCCACATCCTGTCACGCCGACATATCAGCGATCGCGTCGCATATTTAAGGCGCTAGATGTGCGGACACTTGCAGAGAAACAGTTGCCAGCGTGGGCGTCCGCGTTGGTCGAGAAATTACCAAAGGACATTCGCGCTATTCAAGAGCCAGCATAACCGGCACGTTATCGGCTCACATTCCTCCTACTGCGCCCGCATACCGTCCTGACAGATTGCCTCTGCATCCATCATATCTTGCCATGCGGCGCGGACCCGATGGTCGGATACGCCTTCGATAGTCTTTACGCTTTCGCGTAGGCTTGCTGCGACCGTCCAATGCATCTCGCTATTGGGCACCCGCAAGATCGTGCCGCAGGCCGCGCACGTCAAAAACGCAGACCTTACAGTGCGCCAATCGCTGCGCGTGGCTTCGTGCTTGAGAATGTCATTGTAGGCTTCGTCGAGTCGATCACCTGCCAGCTTCAGAAGCCGAAGTGCTTCGATGCGTCTATCTTCCTCTAATCCGCCCATGATCCAAACCTCCGTGTTATTCGAGCCGCGAATCGCAGTTTATACAGTACTTGCCCGCCGCCGCTACTGGATGGACGGCATCAACAACCGCCGCGACAATCGGCGGCATGGGAAAAGAGTTTCGCATAGAAAAACTCTCTGATGAGTTCGGCCAATACGAGCTATTTCTCAAGTGCGAATCCTGCCTACACGAACGCCGCACGACCCCTCACATGCTCGCCAATATCTGCGGCTGGGATGCAAAACTAAATGACGTTGTAAGGCGTATGCGCTGCGCTACCTGTGGTCAAAAGAAATGCACGGCGCGGGCAGTTCCGCTGTCACCCGGTCGCGGGCACCGAAGCCATTAATAAATCCCTTATCCCTTCGACCGCCTTCCCGCAGGCCACTTCGTCCGGCCTAAACCGCAAAACGCGCCAGCCCTGGAGGACCAGCAGGTTGTGCTTTTCCATGTCGCGCTTTATGCCGCTGATGCTGCCGTGCGCCTGCCGCGTGTAGACCCCGCCATCGATCTCAACGCCGATGCGATGTTCAGGGATCGCAATATCAAGCTCGAATCTACGCACCGTCGAAAACCGGTAATGCTGTCTAAACGGGATTCGATCAGCGACCAACTGATACGCCAAGGTTTGCTCGGCTTCGTTGCCGACGATCTTCACCGGCTCACGTCCTCTCTAGGGTCTATCGTCGCTTGGATCAGCACATCTTTTTCGTAAAGCGCATCGCCATCCGCGCCGTTGTACTGGCCAGTCTCCAGCCGCATTTCCATCATCGATCTATGAAACGGCACGAAGCCGTTGATGACCTGAGCGGCTACGTAATCATCCCACTCGATCAACTCTGCAATCCGCTCTAGCTTCCATCGCAAGAGCCCAAGGCTATCGTGTTGCATAGAGACTCCCCTTACTGCGGCACCATCTTGCCAAAGTCCGGGCCTTGCGTCGGTACTTTGTCGCGTGGGTTCCAATAGTACGTTCTGCCGAAGTGTCGCTGGCGGTCCTGCATCCGATCCAGATATCCGGGATTCGCAGCTTCCTGGAGGTTGTACCAGAGGAAATGATCCCATAATGCTTCGGTGTACCACGTTTTAAGCAGCGGATTATTGTCGCGGGCCAATCGAATGAGCTTCGCGCCTTCGTCGACTCTTTCCCCTTTCATTTTCTTCATCATCGCACCGCCGGTGACGTTCCAGACATCCTGGGTATCCGTGCCCAACGTGCCGATCAAAGCCGCGCCTAGGCTTTCATCGCGGCTGTTCAGTTGATCGGTGATGAAGTCACCGTAAAAACCTAAGCCACCACCGCGCAAGATTGCTTGCGCCAGGAACTTAGAATCGAGCTTCGGCGGATTCTGACCGGCGATGAAGGGACGGATCAGCGCATTGACCGCCGCAGCAATCGCGGTCCCGTACACACTTAGAATTGTGCCGTACATGGCTTTCGATCCCAGCGTGCCCATGCTACCCATTCTTTCCCAGTGTTTCATGACCATCGAACTCGTGAAAGTTTTAAAGAGCATCGCCGTGCGCCCGATCTGACCCCATGCTGTGTTTTGCTCATCGCCAAAGTATTTGCCGATTCGCGCCCGCTCCCTAATACCTGTTTCCATCACGCCCATCCCGGCCTCTTCCGCTGCGTGGGCCATGAGCGCTGTTGTAGCGTTGCGCTTGAGTGCAAGGGGATTCCCTAAGTCTTTCAGCTTTTCATCGGGGATCGACCAGATTTCATGGGGAGTCACCGCACCGTCTGGGTTTAGCTCCGCACGCCGGAGGACTTGCCATTCTTTATCCGTCATCCCCTTGCGGGCAAGCATGCCGTGATCGGCCTCATGCAAATCGTTCACATGCTCGACGGTGCGGGAGAGCTTCCCAACGCTGTGCATGATCGCCATCGATAGAGCTTGGCGTCTCGCATCCCACATCCTTTCGGCACCGGTCACGCGCATGATGAAGTTTGCGAACTTACCCGATGCACCTTTCGCCATGTCGTCTTGGGTGTAGCGGTTTATGCTGCCGATCATGGAATTCAAACCCAGTCCCATGGATTCCGCTGATTCCCGATGGGATTTATCCAGCGGATTTAAAACCCGCAACTGGTTGACCAACATCTCGGTGTACGGGATTTTATTGGCGTACGCGGTTGCAGCCATGCCTGCTTCATCGCTCAAGGCAGTGAACACGACCTTATCGAGCCGCAATCCCGCCATGATATTCCGATAGGCTTGGAACCGTTGACCCACCTTGCTATCCACAATATCCCGCTGCCCAGCGGCATACCTGAATAACGAATCGTTAAACGCTTTTGCTTTGTCGATGGAACGTAACGATTTCTCATCCGTGAACTTGAGTTTCGCGGCCAGCGATTCGCGCATGTTCAATGCGTTGAATTGCTGTTCCGCAAAGGGTCCTTGAGACTCCAGCATGGCCGTGTCGCGGCCTAAGCGGTTGACGTGCCCTAACATGGTCGACAAAAACGACTGCGAACCGAACTGCCGCTGGTACTCGATGAAGCTATCCCCATCCTTGAAGAACACCTGACGGTGTTGGGAATTCCTGTCTGCAAAGAGACCGTGACCGCTCGCCCGCTGTTGCATCAACTCCGGTCCGATCATCTCCCCCTGACGCGGACCCTTAAACGCCTTGCTGTCGCCATCGGTGATAATCGTTTGGAAAATGTGGGTGAAGAATTCTTTTAGATCCTTCGGGGATAGGTTCGTGCCGTCGACGTTTAAGTATTTCCCTCTATCCAAGAGCGGTTCAATTGCCTTGAACCATTTCTCTAGACCGGCATTGCCGACCTTGAAGCGGTCGTGATGGTTCGGGAAATAGGTCTCTCCTAGTGAGCCAATGTGACCGCCTGCGGCGTTGTAGCGGTCGCGTGCTTGATCCATCACCTTGCGCCATGCAGCGGCCCCCGCTTTCGCTGCTGCATCGCCGGTATCGTGCGCGTAGACTTCCCGGATGAGGTTATCGACGCCCTGCCGACTCTCCAAGAGTCCGAAGAACTTTGGGTGTGCGACTTTCCACGCATCCATCAAAGCGCCTTTCATTTCATCTTGAATTGCCTTGGCGCTAGAGTCGACCGCCCTTAAGCCACTCTTGCCAGCATCGAATGCCATCAGCCGCCCAAGAGCCCCCAAGCGGCTAAGATGATCCTTGATGGTCTTTTGTGGCATTGCCGCCAGCATGTTTTCGGCGCGATCCCAAGCAGCAATCTGGAGACTGATCTGTTGGCGTGCCTTCGAGACTTCGGCCATGAGTTCTTGGGCTGCGGCCTTGGCGGCAGCGTCCAGGCGCTGCGTCCCGGACATGCCGCGCCAGCCCTCCTGGTCACGTCTCGCAAGGAGGCGCATCCATTTACGGACTCGGCTTTCGATGCCGTCAGCTTCGCCGGGACCCAAGTCCCTGCCCAGAGTCGATTCAACAGCGGCGATGCAGGATTCTTTCAACTCATTCTCCGTTGATCGGCAAAACCCAAGACGGGCAGTAGGTCGCCCAGGACGTAACCGTGGCCTGCGGCCCCAGCCGCGTCATGTTGGCTTCGTTGTAGTACTCATGCGGAATCTGGACGGATTGCCCAGCAACAAGAGCAACCCCCGCAATGGTGCAGTTTTGAGTTATGGCCACGTTCACTTATCCAGCACCCCGCTTGGCTCGTTGCCGATCTGTGCTTCAGCGATTCGCGCCTCATCGGCCTTCGTGATGACCTTGGGGTTCGGCATCTCACGGTTCTTTTCCGGTACTGGCGAGTCGTTCGTTTTAGAACGTGGCGTCAATTCGCGGAAGCCCATCGTGGTTTTATCCGCTGGGATGTCATTCAGAATTCCCGGTGTTGGGCCGTGACCAGCGTGATAGATCTTTTTGTTGTCGATCATCTGCACGACAGCATTGGAAAGGGGTGCGCCCTTGGGAGGACCGGGCCACGTGTCGTTACCCAGGGTGTTTATCTTTTTGTTGAACCCTTGATTGCCGCCCGGATAAACGATATGACGATGGGGCGTGCCAGAAACTACTTTACCTTTGAAAGCCATAAAATTATCTCCTGATTGAATGAAAGTTAATCGCGATCAAACGGTGAATAGTCGGTGGTGGCGTGGGAATAGTCTTCGAGTTCCTGGCCGAAGTTACCGCCTAGGCCAATCGGTGGTGGTGGCAGTCGGCGGCGCTCCCTGTACCCATGGTCCACTTCGCAGATAGCATGCGTGACGCTGCTTGAATGATCGGTCGATTGATTCGGCTGACGGCTTGCAAGATCGCACGCGCCCGCGCAGGCATTTGCAAGATCATCGGAGCCGCCGCGCGGATGGTCAATGGCATCGTGCCCGCTCGATCTCGGACGCCGCTCCAATTGCCTGAGTTGCCCTTCAAGCTGCGGCATGTCGACCAGTTCGACTAAGTGAGCCGTGAACAGGGGCAACACTTGCGCATATATATCCGTTTTGGATAATTCTGACGGCACGTAGCCAATACCATGGCGGGCAAAAGCCGCGACCACAAAATCCGCTGAGTAGTTATCGCCGGTCACGCGATTCAATCCGTAGCTCGACAGGATGATGGCGAAGCGCGCTATTGCATCCTCGGGATTGAACGGCGCAGGGACCGCGTCAACTCGATCAACAACGACTCGATTGCCCTCCCGGTGAGCAATGGCGATTGCCGCGCTATCTATTCTCCCTCCCGCAAGGTCCGCGAAGGCGAAGTATCGATAGCCCAAATTTAGAGGCAGTGATCGGCGGTCGCGGATGATCGCCGCGTCAATGTCGGCATCGGCCAGGAAAGCAGATACATCGGTGCGGAAGACGGAACCGTATTCGCTCGCCGCGTCTACGGAATCCGTTGCGTAAGCTTCGGCGATAATCTCGGCCCTAAAGGAGGGATTCATCGTCTCGGTGTCGGACTTCCAACAGAGGACCGAACTGACATCGCGGCCCCAGTGCCGTGCGTAAGCCTCGTAGACCGTGCCTGACTTGGCGTAGACGGATGACGCCAAGAGCAACGGCGCTCCAGGGATGGTACTTAAAGATGGGCGCAGCGCCCGTATTACAGCCTCAGCCGGGTTGCGCGAATCATCCGACCGCCAGAATGCCGCCTCATCGCAAAGGGCAGCGGCTAGAGTCCTACCGCGAATCGACCGATACGAACTCGTATAGATGCCGATCACAACCCGATTGGTTAACGTGATTTCGTCGGCGGTTTCCCGCTCGATCAAGGATTTCAACATCGGGGTTTCGGCCAAAAGCGCTTTCACATAGCCAAAGATGGTTTGCGCTTGATCTCGATCAGCAGCCAGCACCGCAACCACCGCGCGTTCACCGGGTGCTAGGAATGGTCCATAGTCTTTGAATGCCGCCAAGGCGACAGCCACCAAAGACAGGATGCGGGACTTGCCGGAGCGGCGACCACAGAGCAACCAAGCCTCTGTGAGCGCTCCGGCAAAGGCCCTGGAGCGCCCGGTCGACGCCTTGAACAGCGGCATCTCATCGTCGGTCAACGCCACGCCGAACAGCACTTTAAGGACCGTCTGCCACGGTGCCCAAGACGATGCAGGCGTGAAGTGCGGCCCGAACATGCGCTTATCGGTCATCGATTTGAGAACGCGCGCGCCGAAGTTATCCATTGGCGGTCTCATCGGCGGCTAGGTACTGCTGAAGATCCAGCGCCGGTCGGGCGCGGCGCTTCAGTCCAAGATCCTTTAGGTACCCCTTCAACACGTTGACGTGATTGGAATAGGTACCGTCGTCCAGGTCGGGCTTAATGCCGGTGAGCTTGGCGGTCTCGTACTCGGAGACCTTCAGGCTCATAAACGTGACCCGCTCAACCAGGATCTGCTCCATACGGCTCAAGGTTTCCCAGCCGCCCAGATCCTGCGCCAAGGTAAGAAGCGAACTCATCACCCGCTGACCTATCGGGGTGCGCCAATCCAGGCCCCACGAAATCACGTTCTCGGTGTACCTCGCAGGCAGGGTCTTGAGCTTCTCCGCAGGGCTTAGGCGTTTATAGCCCATGACTACAGCCCAGCCGCCCAGCAACTGACTAGCAACCATCCGCAGACAGCCTCTCGACCGACCAGGGACCAACCAGAGACCGACCGAAAAAAAAGCGGCAAAAATTGGCCAGAAAAAAAATGGGATACGCGCGCGCATACCCACAGAGAGGTTAAGGGGAGTTGGTAAGCATGCTTTTTTCCGGGGTCGACCCCCGCGAAAGGCCAAAAAGAGCCGGATGGTCGTGGGAAGGAGTTAAACCCACGCCACCCGGCACCAGCGCGCCAGCCGGTACCGCCGGAGGGTTGCATGGTTCTAAGCTGCCGCATCGGTGTTGGCTCCCAATGGATTGCGCGCCAGTGACTGAAGCGCGGTTGAACCGATAGAGGCAGCAGGCGGAGCCAGGAGCCCGCCACGCCCGACAGTCGCAGCCATTTGATCGGCGCGCGCCTTCGCTGGCCATTTGGATGCACGCGCGGTGCGCTCGGTCTCGCGTTCGTGCTGCAAGTACCGGTCAGTCAAATGCCGCACGATGAACGGGTGAGATCCCAGCGCAGGCTCACGCTTAAGTGTTTCGTGAATCGCTGGATACTTAGCCTTGAGCCATGCATTGGTGGCATGCAGAACCTGAGTGACGCGCCTATTGCTGACATGCCGTCCCTTCAGGTCTTCAAACGAATTGCGGCTCCATTCCTCGGTGTCAGCAGCAGTGTGCGCACCAGTTGCTACACGCTCAGCGGTTCTCAGGACAATGGTGGCTAGCTGCCTAAGCTCATCAGGGCTCAGATCCATGCCCTTAGCCAACGCTGAAATCTTCTCATCGACCTGTTGCTCCAGCTTGGTGCTGTTCTTCACGCCATGATTGACGGCAAAGGAGCGCGCAGCGGAGCGCAGTGATTGGCTACCGGCGATGTTCTCGTAAAGGCTCATACGGCCTCCGGTGCAGCGCCATCGAGGACATCGAGACGTGTCAGCAGTTGCGCAATCACTCCATCCTGCGCAGCTACAAGCGCCTCCAGCCGATCAAGGCGAGCGCTGATAGCTCTGGCGTCACCTAAGCTGATCGCCGATCCTGCGACAACGGACGCGGCTTCGAACGCTGTGCGCGCAACTCTCGACGCATGATTGCCACGGCCTTCGGCAGTCGCGCGCATCGCTGCGGCCTCTTCTGCCGGTGAAAGCTGGGTCGACGGTTCCCTTCCGCGAAAGTCTTCGCGCGCGATCCGCTTTAGGTGCGGATGCATGTCCTGATACGTTTTAACAACCGTGGTTTTAAATCCGGCAGTGCCGATAGGGGTTCCTACGCTCATTTGATTGTCCTCATAGGGGTGAACTTAAAAGGGAATCGCCGGACAAACGCCCGACAACGGTTCTGGAAAGGCTTGTTTTCAAGCCTCAGATTGACGAGTAACGGATACGCTAACCGACGATCATTCATGCTCGCGCCCTCGGTGCGGCCCCAGAATTGAGCGCTCGACCATCCGGTGATCGCTCCTGGACCTGTTCAAGCCAAGCCAAGCAATCAGCCACCTTGAAGCGACGAACCTTGCCGACCCATATGGAGGGGCAATCTAAGTTCCTAGCCGCTGCATCCCACCACGAAGGTGCAGTGTCAGTGAGTCTGCCCATCTCGGCGGCATCCACGAACAGCGGCGCAACGGTCAGCGCGGCGGGCGAGGGCGGCATTAGTTCGGTGCCAGCGGCCAGCGCGGCGGTAAAGGTTTCGCGGTCGAGCGCCAACCATTGACCATCCGGCAACGCGACGAGGATTCTGTCAGCCATGCGCCACCCCTATGTCCAGGGGTCTGACCCCTTCACGCAATCGGATTTTTCCCGCCTTCCAATCGCTCATCGCGTCACCAGCTTTTTGGCAGCATCAAGTTTCAGTCTCAGCCGTTCCGGTGCCGCGATCTGCGGAACTGCTGCGCGAACTTCTTCGGAGTCCTGCATTGACTCGAAGTGTTCCGTGAATCTCCTTTCGAGAAACGGCAGCTTGTCTTCATCGCACATACCAATGACGTTAGGCCCGCCAATAGCTCTAACGGCTCTGGCTACCAGCGGCGGGCAGTCATCGCGAAGTGTGAAGGCATGCAGTCCCCATTTGACGTGGGCGCGTGCCGTGATCCATGCCTCTCCAGGGGTCTCGCGCCCAGCCTTGCGCAGGTCCTCGAAGTCCTTCGGCGTCGGCATGTATGCCGTGCGCTTCAGAACTGCAATAGTTGCCGCCTTGAAGTCCTCGATGGACCAGTCAGCCAGGCAACCCCACCAAAGTTCTATAGCCTCTGGTACCAGCGGTGTCCTTTTAATCACCGCTATGCCGTTTAGGACTTTGAGGAACTGTGGCTTGTCAGTGACTAGCATTGAGCCACGCCCTGGACGCATCGATATTCGCGTCACGTTGGTTTTCTGCCTTGGTCTTTGGTGGCTCCCAGGGCTCCAGGAATGGTTTGTCAGGGCCTACAAAGGTTGCTGCCTGTTTTACAAACTCGGTTCCCTCTTTGCCTGAAGCTCGAACAAACGCGGCGTAGCGCCTCGCACCGGCGATGATCTCTGTCCACGAATACCCTTCTGAGATTCTTGCCTGAGCGGCTCTCAAGGCTTTGTTCCAGCCTTGATCGCCTGCGCGATTCGGGTATGTCGTTTTCAGTTCTTCAAAATCGATTGGCGCAGGCTCGGCATGCGCCGAAGGATTCTTAGATCCATTCCTTGATCCATTCCCTTCCTTGATCCCTTCCAGAGAAGAGACCGTAACTACTCGGTGAGGAGTCGGTGAGGATTCGGGGAGGACTCCCCGACACTTCATCGATTCTTCGTATAGTGGTATCTTCGGTTTCGCAGGCTTTTCCACCCGTTGGTGTTTGGTAAAACCCTTGATATGCAGGTACTTGCGATCAGTGACTTGATACTCGACGAACAACCCAACCCGAAGCAATTCGAGTACCAGGGGTTCAACGTCAATGCTGTCGTATGGAAAGACTTGAGCCTTCAACTGCTTCGAGGATCGCTCCAGACCGCCATAGTCGTCCGCGAAGTTCAGCGATGCGATGAACAGTAGCCGAGCACTCACCGAGCACTCCCCAACCCTTTCATCGGTCCAGAGTTCTGGCTTAACTGTGCGGATACGAGCCATCAGGAATTAACCTCGATGGGTATTCGTTCGGCCAGGATCTGGCGAATCTGGTCAATAGAAAAATTAGTCAGACTGGAGATCGTGCGGTTGGATAAACCGCTCTTTGCAAGCCGCTCGATCACTGCGCGCTGTTCACGCCGCTCCATCCAAGCGAAATAGGTAGGCACGGCGTTCATGCCTGCACCAGAGCAGCAACGGCACCGGCAAGCCGCCTCACCAACTCAACGTAGGATCTAAGCTGCCGTCGGGGTGAGAGATGAAAGCAATCAGCTTCCATTGGCACCCAGTCCTCATCGTGCCCGCAGAGAATTACGCGCCGGTCCCACTCATCGCACCCGATGGCGGTTAGTTCATCCCTGGTGAACGAGATTCGATGGCCGCGCCAAAACTGATAGCTGCGATTCAGTAGATAGAATTTTTCATCCGCCCAGCGCGTCGGGTTTCTCTCGAAGCAGTACATACGCCAGTCGGTGATCCATCGCAGCGCAACTCCATGTTGGAGGGTCGAGACTACTTTACAAATACTGTTAAGGCGGTCCGCGTAAGTGTCGAGATCTATAGCCGCTTGCTTAAGCGGCTTAACGCCCTCGGTTAATTCCTTGAAGTTAACCAGATGAAGGCGCGTGAAATTAGGTTTTACATCAGGTAGTGTGTGCATCGTTTGCAATCTCTGGCCGGTGTCCCGTTCCTAGCGGGCCCGGCCTTCTAATTCCGGGACGGCCATTTGGTTGGTGACTTAGGCAGCTACCTGCGGTCGCCGCCCCCGCGTGCGCTCATTCAGAATTGCCTTGACCTTTTCCGCTTGGCCCGCCGCAAATAAGCGTCTGCCGTCGGATGATCTAATGCAGTCGAGCAGCCCCAGATTGGCGTACTTGATTATCGTTTGCGTGGCAGTCGCCGCATCCCTGGCTAATTTCCCTGACGTGTCCCGGTAGATTTGTTCCTGCAAGTTCAATCTCCTTACTGTGTAGCGAGCGGTCGCGAAGTCGTGTAGCTACCCTATTATAAAAATCAGGATGCGAGCCGCGCTGGACGCCAAACACCTCACTTTTGGACAATTCAGTCTTTTTGACGCCATCGAAATAAGTGATTCACTATTGATTGCCGCCGCAGCGGCGCGTATCTTACTAGTAACTTACTAGTAAGAGGTTTTATGAAACCGCAGCAGCGCATGTATGGCAAACGAATTCTTTGTTCGGTGTATCTGGACCCACCGGTATTGAAGAATTTAAAGAAGCTCTCTAAGGCTTCTGGTCTTCCTATCGCCTTTCACCTGCGCGAGGCGGTGGCGGACTTACTGGTCAAGCACGATGTAACTGCGGCGAAAGCCGCCAAGCACAAATAGGAAACAGCAATGGCCACTATTACTAAAGTGATCAGGACGGCTCGCGGTAAGAAATACGAATATCACGCCGTGCGCTTCAGTGATCCCGGCACCGGCAAGGAGAAGCTGCGATATTTCCGCAGCGAAAAGGAAGCGAAGAGGGCGCGAACCGATATAGAGAACCGCGTCACCGGCGGCACCTATTCAGCCGACGCACACAAAATCACCGTGTCGGAGATCGCCGCCCGCTGGCGCAAAGCCGCGTATTCGCCGCGTCGCGCCGATGAACTGCGCTCAACCACCATTGCCGATTATGAAACGGTGCTAAAAACCTACGTGCTGCCACGGTGGGGCGCAGTAAAGATGACGGATATCCGCGCTGGAATGCTTGAGATCTGGCGCAATGAGATGCTCGAAAAAGGTATCGCACCCGACTTTAAGCCCGTCGGTGCCAGCACTGTACGCAAGGCGCTCCTGGTCGTAGGCATCCTGTTTCGCTATGCGATGCGTGACCACGTGGTGTCGGTGAATCCGGCCTCATTTGTTAAGAAGCCGACCGTAGCCACGCGCAAGGGGTCCGACCAGCGGCTGACCCCTGAACAGTTGGCCGTACTCTTTACCTATGCCTCCGGGCGTACCCGGATTGCGCTGCGCATCGCCGCAAGCACCGGCATGAGGGAGGGGGAACTGTTCGGCCTGCGGTTTCGGGACGTGGATCTCAAGGCCAAGGTGATTTCAGTCCGCCGCCAGTACACCCATGGGAAAATCGTGGAGTTCCCCAAGACCGAGGCGGGAAGCCGGGATATCGGGATCGACGCCAAGTTAGCGACCGAGCTTACCGCCTGGAAGCTTCAGCAGAAACCGGAGCGGCGAACCGATGACTCTTTGGTGATCGCCACCGGCACGGGCGAGCCGATGAGCGCTTCGAATTTCCTGTCCCGGGACTTTCGCCCGGCGCTCAAGCGGGCAGGGCTACCGCTGGTGAACTTCCACAGCCTGCGCCACACGGCAGCGACCATCCTTGCCTCTAGCTCGACGCCGCCCGGGACCGTGCATCGCATCCTGGGGCACTCTTCATTTGCTACGACGATGAAGCTTTACGGCGGACTCACCGCCGAGGCATTGGAAACGGCAGCGGGAACGATGGCGGGCGCCTTCGAAGAAAAGCCGGACAAAAACCAGACAAACGCTTTAGCGTGAGTTTAGATATGCGATGTAAGTTATTGAAAGACTGGCTCCCCGGGACGGATTCGAACCGCCGACCAACGGATTAACAGTCCGTCGCTCTACCACTGAGCTACCGGGGAATGCAAAAGAGGCGCGGATTGTCGGGAAGCCGCGCATTTAAGTCAAGAAACCAAACCTCATAAAATCGCCTGCGTCGGAAAACTCAGACGTGTCCGACGACCGTATGAGGCACATACGGTGCTTCCAATTGCTCGATCTCGCTTGATTCGAGCTTGAGCGACAACGCCGCCACGGCGTCGTTGAGATGCTGCGGCTTGGAGGCGCCGATGATGGGTGCAGTCACGAACGGCTTCTGGGTGATCCACGCCACAGCGATCTGCGCCTTGGGTACTCCGCG